ACCCCCCTCGAAAAATCCCACCATGTGGTCATGGAGCCCTCCGACGTGGCGCTCCAGATCCAGCGCAAGCCGGACATCTTCCGGGCCGTTGGTGTGTTCACCGGGCCCCGTAGCCAAGGTCTGGTGATCCTCGACGTGGACCGGAACCTGGCCAAGTTGGCCAAGAAATGGGGCAACACCCTGGACGGGGCCCCCAAGGTCACCAGCACCAAGGCCAACGCCGCGAAGTACCTGTATCGCGTCCCAGAGGCCCTGTGGGGCGAAGTGAAGGGTTTTGGGTTGTCGGATACCGGGGCCGGTTACGAAGTCCTCTGGGGCCGTCAGGGGCTCCTCTACGGGGCTTATCCGGGCTCCAGTGATGGAAAGGGTGCGGAAGGGTTCTACGGCTTTGAAGGCGATCTGGAAGCCATCCCAGAAGCGCCGGCTTGGTTGTTGGCCGAAATGCGCGAAGCGGCTGGCAAGGATCCAACCGATGCCGGGTTTATTAAAAATCGTAAAGCTCTTGACTTCTCAGATCGGACGCCCGAAGAGGTGGCTGAAATTGTTCAGTCCGCCCTTCGTGTGATCCCTGGTCAAGGCGCTGGCAGCCGGGACCACTGGATCAAAGTTGGCATGGCGATCCACTCGGAACTGCCTGATGACCTCGGTCTGACCCTGTGGTCGGCTTGGTCGGCCGAAGATCCTGAGTTTTGTGACGATTGGGCCGACGGCAACCCCTGCGAAGAAGTCTGGAAGAGCTTCAAAAAAGGCTCCGTCACCCTTGGCACCCTCTTCTGGCTGGCCGACCAGCAACTTCCGGGTCGCCTGTGGCTTGGTGAAGACCTTCGCAAAGTTGTCGCAGAACTTGAATCGGGTGCCCCGCTCGAAATGCTGCCTCGCTTTGTGGACGTCATGCGCGACGTCAAAGAGGCGCTCCAGCTAGAGAACCCCGCCGAGCAGAAGTACGAGCTTCACAAGATCGCCCACAAAGCTCGGATGCGGGACGCCCTTGAACTGGAGAAAATGTATGTCGATCAAATCCAGCATGAGTCTCAAGCTGAGACGATGACCGTGGGTGAGTTGCTCCAGCAGAACTTTGAACGGAGCTACTTGATTCCTGACCTGTTGCCGAATCCGTCCGTTGTCCTGATCTACGGCGCTGGTGGTGACGGCAAGTCCATGACCGCCTGGACACTGGCCAAACACGTTGCTACCGGCCAGCCCTTCGTCATCCGGGGCAAGCACGTCCCAGTTGAACAGGGTCCGGTACTCCTGCTGAATGGCGACCAACCCCTCGTTCAGATGCAGGAACAGATGGAGGAGGTGGAGATGCCCGCCGATGCTCCAGTCATCGTGCGGACTGACTGGTCACTACAGGCTTACGCCCGTTTCCAGAAGCTGGTCCAGAAGATCCAACCCAAGCTGATCGTCATTGACTCGCTGATCGGGTGCTCTGGTGGTCGGGCCTTCGACGAGAACAAGTCCGACTTCGCCACCCCGCTGTACTGGCTTACCCGGAACAACGGTGTCGCCTTCCCGGCCTGCACGATCCTCATCATTCACCACGCCAACAAAACCGGTGGCTTCCGGGGCACCAGTGCAATTCGTGACGCGGTGGACGAAACCTGGAGTCTGCGTAGGCCCTCCGACAAGCAGGTGGAAGAGACCGGCCACAACGCCCGGATCATCACCATCGAAAAATCCCGGTCCGGTCGTGGGGGCACCAGCCTTCTTCTCCGTCAGGAAGCCGACCTGAGCTTCACGCTGGCCGATTGGACCCCGGAGGTCGATCCCAACGAAACCTCGCCTTCTGGCGTCACTGACAGGGTGCTCCAGCGCCTTCGCGTTGTGTACCCCGCCAGCAAGACCCGTGAAGAACTGAACGCCGATGCCCTCTGTGGTGGGAGTGTCGCCGCCATCAGGAAGTCGCTCCTGCGTCTTAAGAAGCGTGGGCTGATTCACGTAGTCGAAACCAGGCGCAGCGACAAAGGCGGCAAACCTGCAAATGTGTACCAAGCAGTTGTTGCCTCGCGGGGAGAGGGAGGAAAAGGGGGTCCCAGTGACCAAACCACCTGTAGTAGCAACGGATTAGCAATGGGACCGGAGACAGATTCAGTTGCTGTGTGTCCCACACCGGCAGTAGCTGGGACACTTCCCGTCAAAACAGAGCCCTGTCCCAGTGCAGATCCTTTACAGGACAACGGATCTAAGCAAATGGACACCTCTGGGTTATATCCCCCCGTGCGCGAGGGACGGACAATCGGCGAACTTGACCAGATCAAGCAGGCCGCGTCCGATGCGTGGAACTGACCATGCCCTTTTTCTTTAACGTGCTGTTGGGGCTGCTTTTGGCAGCCTCACGGCTTTTTCGGAGTTTTTCGGTGTCTACTGCCAAGTCCAAGCCGAAACCTCCGAGACGTCCCACGCTGGCCGTTATCAACGGGCCCGTACCAGACGAGGTGTTCGCGCTCATCCGCATGAGCTGGTTCAAACAGGGCCGGCCCGTCGAAGTTGAAGAATTCCGAATCTTCGAGCGCGATGAGGCCTACGCCATCTTTCATGGCACAGTCGGCCAGGCCCTTCGCCAAGGGGCCGACGTCTCCGTCATGACCATCTACTCCGCTGAAGCCCTTGGAATCCCCCACAACTAAACGCGACCTACTGGAGCGATTGGTAGCTGCGTACCAATGCTGCCGAGACTGCGGCGACAAATACGGCAGCTACCCGGCACACACCGGCGCTAACTGGTCAGATACCTGTGACGTCTGCGGGGTGGACGCCGTGGTAACCGAAACCCGCTACTACGGTTACTTGTACAAGGGTATCAGGCTGCTAAAAAATTTTAAGTAGCGTGTACTGTGCTACGGTAATAGGGCTTGAACCCGACACACATGTCAGAACACCACCCGATCACCCCACCGCCGGAGCTGGTGGACCAGTGGGATGAGGAAGGGACAAACATGTTTCGCCCTTCGTATCAAATTCACCTCACTACCCAAGCCGCCCGCTGGGGCGCCGACCAGGAGCTAGAAGCGTGTTGTGAGTACCTCACGCGATGTGCGGCGTGGGAGCCAGATGACGTGGCCGAGCTTCTCGATCACCGCCGTTTCAGGCCGCCGAGCTTGAAGGAACAGGCGCTTGGTGCGTTGGGCAGGTTTAATGCCAACGCACATACTCGCGCAGACGAGATGGTCCAGGACTTTGACACCATCCGCCGCGCACTGCAGCAGCTCGATGGCTGACAAGTTGGACGAACTGAATCCCGGTAGGCGACCAAAGAACCGGGGGCGCAACAAGACCGTCAATCTGCGGATGAGCCAGGAGGAGATCGACGTGGCACGCACCCTTGGCAACGGCAACGTGTCGATGGGTGTCCGGTGGGCTGTTCGATTCGCGCATGACCGCCACATGCGCCCTGTCACCCTGACCACCCTGCTCAGATCTGCCGCCGTTCTGGCCGCCGAACTCGAAGCCACCAGGCGGGTGTGAAGTTTTACAACTGGCCTACTGGTCTAAACGCCGAGGCTGTGTAACACTACAGGTGTGGGGGCGAGAGCTTCCGCACCTTTTCTTTTACTGGAGGGCAATGGCCATCCCCACCGAACTACCCCACGAAAAGCTCAGCCACTGGTATTTCGCCATCGGCTGGGCTCGACAAGTCATGATCCAAAACATCGAACGTGTCCAAGCCCTCGGGCTATCCACCGCCTACGACGAACGCCACCTAGAGCAACTTGACGACATGGAGCAATTCTTGAAAATGTCCTGGGATGTCTGGATGGACAGCATCGAAAAAGATTGCGCCCATAGTGGGCTGGAGGTGTCCCATGAATCCTGATGTGCTTGAGATTTACGACCTTGCTTTCGGTCCTGATGGGCGCTGCGATGTGGAAGCTCTTGTGGAGGACGCTGTTATTACCCGCAAGCAAACCGACCTCGACCCACCCGAATGGGGCCCTGCTTTGTGCCGAGGCACCTTCTACCTTTGTGAAGACGACGTAATGCCAGCTACCGATGCCGGAGTCCGACGCCTGCTTAGCGAACGAATCGACAACTGGGAGGTGGTGGATTTCTCGGATTGGGCAGACGACTGCTAAGGCCCTTCGTAACGAAGAGTCTTACGACGACTGGTCCTACGGGACAGAACCCATTCCCTGTGACACGAGCTGGGTCAAGCCCCAAACGCCAACTCAGCTCTTCATCCACCTCGTGGACGCTTTCGTCAACAGCGAGAGCATCAACCACGAACTGCTGGCTCGTATTGCGATGTACGAGATGTTCAAGCTGCCCGAGGCAACCTTGTTACAACTCCGCTCGCAGTACCTGTCCAACACCCCTTAGGTACTACACTACCAACGCTTTACCTATCACAATGCTAACTATCCTCTCTGACACTCAAGTCCGCACTCTGTCGGACAGTATCAAGACCATTGACCAGCACCTCGCCACGATCCAGACGCTGCTGGCTACGTCCCAGACCGTCAACTTTGAGGGCACCACTCCGGCCGTCAAAACGCCTAAGGCGCCTGTCGCAACGGAGTCTCAACCTAAGACTCATAAGTCTCGCCGCAAGTACCGGATGCTGAGCACCAAGCAGGTGTTGGAGATCAAGCGTCGGTTGGCCAATGGTGAAGGTGCTACCGCTATTAGCCGGGACTACAAGGTTCACTTCACCACGATCAACAGCATCAAATACGGCAAGACGTGGAGGCACGTCTCGTTGAACCAGTCGGCTCCAGTCACCGTCCACGCATGATTCTCTGTGATACAGAGATCCGGGCCCTCTGCACAGAGGGCCTTGTGGATCCTTATGACCCTGAGCTGGTCAACCCGGCCAGTCTCGATGTGAGACTCGGTGAGAATCTTTTGGTTGAAGTCCCTTTGACTTCGCAAATGCAGCCCTTTTCCATTAAGGGTTACACCGAAGATCACCCGTTTCTGTTGCCGCCGAAGGAGTTCATCCTGGCGGAAACCGTCGAGACCTTTTTCTTGCCCTCGTTCCTTGCCGGTCAGTTTGCGCTTAAAAGTTCCAGGGCTCGCTCTGGTATTGAGCACTTGATGGCCGGTTACTGCGATCCGGGCTGGCAAGGTTCCAAGCTGACACTGGAACTGCAAAATGCCAGGGCTATTCATCCGGTGGCACTGTGGCCTGGGATGCGTATTGGGCAGCTTGTGTTCCACATCATGTCGGCACGTCCTGCGGAGGATTACTCCATCGTCGGGCACTACAACTTCGATCAACAAGTTACTGCTTCTAAACTATGAGACAGGATGTTGTTAACCACCCCAGTCATTACACCGCCGGCAAAGTTGAGGTCATTGACTTTATCGAGGACTGTATGAAACAAGCCCCCGATGCAGTCGTCGGTGGGCTCCAGTGGCAAGT